CTAGTGAATTACTAGTACTACCCATCATACACTTACCAACAACTCTACTACCTAAACGTAAACAAGTTTTTGTAACTCTCCAGTTATTTTTTATATTATCAGGCCTTTCCCACTTACCACTTTCATCATGAACTAATAAGTTTAGCTTCTCACCATCATAACTATTATCACCCGTATTCTTCCAGTCTATAGTTGTATCAAGTCCTTGCACGTCATCCATCTCTTCACGTTCACGTATTTTTTTACGTGTAAACTTTTTAGCTGGTACTCTATATGCTAACTCTGACTTTGGTCTATCCATACCATCTTGTATAGGTTTAAAAAAGAAAGGGTAGTTTAAACTTATTGGTACAACTTTATCTGTAAACATCTTCTTTGCATCAGCACCTGTTTTAGATAATATCCCAAATCTACTATCACTTGCAAGTGTTGCTAAATTAACTGTTTCAGCAGAGCTCATAAACGAAAAACCAGATCGTCTATTTTTTAAATAACACATACCGTAGCATCTATTATCAGCTTTGCAAGCTTCCCAAAATATATAGAATAATCTATTTGCTTCTCTATAATCAGGTGCGCCTACATCTATTTTGCTCCATTGTAAGTACATATAATGTGTACCTGTTATATACGTTGGTTCACCTTTATTCATAAACCAAAAACCTTCTTCTCTTCTTCTAAACTCTTCGTCTATATAACTATAGTTTTCTTCTTTAAAATCTATAGAGTAATCTTGCCAGTCAAATACTGTTTTAATTTTCTTAAACTCAGGCTTAGTTGGAAACTGTTTCCACTTTTGCTCTGACTTTACTTTACTACAAAAATATACTTCTTTAGGTTGTTTAGGTAAAGCTATTTTTAAACCTTGTATCTCTATAACATCACCTACCATACCAGTCTTTGATATTACAACAACATCGTTTTCTTTGTTGTAACCATACTTCCACTTTCTAGATTTATTTAATCTTTTTAAAGTGTTAAGCTTTATTGGCTCTACTATTTTATATAAAGTTTGTTCGTACTTCATTTTGATCTACCTTCTGCAAAACCTTTAAATGTAGTTTCTTTTTTCTTTTCAACTTTACCTTCAAGTATATTCTCTTCTTCGTTTATACGGTTTAGTATTTCAAAAGCATCGAATATAGCTAGCTTCTTTGTAGCTGCTGCGTTTTTTAATCTGTCAGCTGATATATCATCATCACTATCAACAATAGGTTCTTTAGCAACTTTAATAAGTTCTTCAACTGCTTTTTGCCCAGCTTGGATTATACTCTTCTTCGTTTCCTTTATATTCATATTTAATTGTAATAAATTTATTTAAAACCCTGTATAATCTTTTACCTTCTATAATAAACTCATATTCACTATTAGGTGTAAATCCAACTAACGTGTTGATATCAAAAGCACCATCTGTATATTTTATTATACCAACTAGAGGTTGTTCTGTATCATTATCTAGTTTACTATTTGATTTTATAGGTTGAACAAAACTATAACCAGGCATAGCTTTATTATTATACAAATATATTTGATCTTGTGATATTATATATTTATCTTCTTTCCAGTATGACCTACTGTTCTTTTCTCTACCTTTAACATCTGTCCACCTTCTAAATATATTATGATGCAATATTACTTCATCACCTACATTAACAGGTGATTCAAATAATAGTGGAGTAGCGATTACTTTTGCTTTTCTATTAACGTATTGATGATTAAATATTTCAGTATTCAATATCAACTCTTTGTCATCGACTCGCTTAACATTATTATAACGCTCGCCAATAGGAGCCACAATAAAATCTTTATAAGCATTCATTAGTATTCTAAATTATACTCAACTGATATTGCCATATTTTTATTAAAGTCTTTCCAAGGTATAACAACCTTTTCTTTTTTAATATATATACAGTACTTATCTTCTTCTTCTATTATATCACAAATCTTATGACCGCCATAAACTTCTTGGTCTACAGCGTAGTGCATAGAATCATTTTTATAATCTTTACCTATAGTAATTTTTCTGATGATATTATTTTTCATCTTTGTTCCAATTAATTGTTCCGTCATTTATATTTACATCATCACTACCATATTCTTTTTTAAAAACATCTTGAAGTACAACAGCTTTATTTTGTACAACACCTAGGTCGTGAAGCAAGCTGTGTTTTTGAGCTTCTATTCTACCAATATTCATATTAGTTTTATTAATAGTATTTATTATACCTTGAAGCTCTTTTAAATGTTCATCAGATATTTTTTCTGCTTTAGTTTTAAGTTCTACAACTTTATCTTTTTTTGCCATTGTATTTAATTTTATTTAATTATTATAATGTTGTGGGGTCTCCATATTTATTAACGAGATAATTTTCAACCCCTTCTATTTCCTCGTCATTAAGTTTTCTATTATAAAATATTATTTCATAAACCTTACAGTCTCTTAAAGATCTAAGACTATCTTCGTAATCTTCAACATAATCTTGATATGTACCAAAATTATCTAACTTAAGAGTATCTAAAATACCTAATGAAAAAATTAAAGGCTTTGTTCTTATAGAGCTATCGTCACTTTTACCAACACCCAGGTTTAACTTGTTTACACCTTGCTCGCTAGCGCTAGAATCAGAATCACTATCATCTAACGTGTTAGACACACTAGTGTAAGCTTGAGCATCTATACCTTTTGAATCATCAGCATTTCTATACATTCTACCTTCTCTTAAAAAAGGAGAAGATGTTGTTGTTGCACTATTGCTACCTACAGATACTGTCCAAAACTGAAACTTATCATTATTTAATATTGGGTTAGAAAGATCAACAGCTGGATCCATAGGTCTCCATGTTCTTTGATTTTGGCTAGCTCCTAAACTATTACTAACACTAGTTACGTGCTCTACACTATTAATAGAATTACCACTGATTGTATTAATATCTGTCGTACTATAACTAACATTAACTCTAGTCCATATTCTTCTACCAAAAATCGAATCAAGAATACTGCTAGGAAGACTAGGGTCATGTCCTGAAATATTAAACAAAGCCTCTGAGCTATTAACAAAGCTATTAGTTCTAAAAACTGTAAAATAAGTATAATCTTGTAAATCTATAAATGAATCTGTTAATCTAGCATATAAATCTCCATCATCTCTTACATTACCAATATTACCTCTAGCTCTCATATAAGGATAAGCTTCTACACTATCTCCATCTCCATCAGTATAAGTATTTGGAACAAAATGAGCATAAGATATTGGATTACTACTTGATTCTGCTGGCGGTCTCTTTGCCGTAACAGAGTCTGTTGTTTGGTATAGTGGCGCATAAGGATTTCCAAAAACTTCGAGATTTTCTCGTGTATTTAAATACTTGCCTATAGCGTTAGTGGTATTGCTTTGTAAAGTATAAGCTTTATTATCTATTCTGTATATTCTCTGACCGCTACTAGAAACATTAGTAGAACCAGCATCTGTATACATTGTGCTAGCATCAGTAAAATCCCACCAACCTATTAAATCATTAACGTCTGTTGGATTACTTATACCAGTTAAATATTTATGGTATATTAATCCACTTGATAAACCTAACATCAGTAACCAACGTATGCTATAGCTTTACCGCTATCTAATTTTATACTAGTCCATCTACCGTATATAACTAAACCTTTAGGAAAAGTAACACCATCTGTACTAGATCCTCCATTAGCATCTATACCTGGTGATCCAGTATCAGAGTTAATATATATATTTGGATCTTCAGATATTAAACCATTTGTGTTAAAAACTGTATCTTCAACAAATTGTATAGCTACAAAAACAGGATCGCTAGTTAAATTAGCTTTGTCTAAAACACTACCAGCTACATCTCCAACAGTAACACTATTAGTATAAGTACAAATAAGTATCGAACCCATCTGTCCAAAACCATATTCTATAGTATTGTTTTTAAATCCCATATTATATTATATTAAGGTAAAAAATTTCCTTTAGAATAAATAGCATTGGAAAAATCATCAAATTTGCCACTACCATCAATCATACTTATATCTCCAAAATTTGAAAAATTAAAAACCCTAGTTTCCTTAATTGTTCCATCGTTAGCTTTATGCACAGTTACTAGGTTTTTTACAAACACTGCAGATCCATTATCAGGTCTATCACCAGGAGCATTAAATCTAGCTATATTAAATTTGTTATCAGTTAAAAATAAACTAGCAGTACCATCTATGTTTAAAGTGCCAGATATAGATGTTAGAGTATCTTGAGGTACACCGTGTGCTATGTTAAAAGCATTTGTTCCACCAGTTGAAAATCCAGTTCTAAATGTAACAGCATCAACATCATCAAAACCTCCTGGATCAGTTAAATAAACGTCCATAGAGTACGTAACTATATCATCATCTTCTCTAGTAGAACTTGTAAAATTATTAATAAAAATACTAGCATTACCTGGCGAACCACTAGCAACACACAATACTTTTAAATATTTTCCTTTAATATTACTTGAAAAGGGTAAACCTGATCCTATACCTAACGCCATTAGTCTCCGATATAAGCTATTATCATTTTAGCTGCAGCAGCATGAACTTTTGTGTATCTACCGTATATAATAGTACCAGCTGGTATAGTGTTACCAGCGTCAATTATTGTACCGCCAGAGCCCAGCGTAGCAGTAGGAGATGCTTCGTCATGAGCACCATCAGCATCTGTATTACCATCAGCTTCATCTCTTAAAAAAGTTGTTCCAGCAAATTCCGTATTAACATCATTAGCAGCAACTAAACCATCAGCAGCTTCTAGTGTTGTATCTTCTAAAAATTGCACCGCTACAAATACTTTGCCTGTTGGCGGTTGAATTAATGTACCATCATCATTAAATACAGATCCCATCTGTCCAAACTGATATGATGTTTGTTGATTATTTATTGCCATAATTATTTTTTATTTACTTGTTCATTTTTCTTTGACGAACCTCCAAAGAAGAAGTCGACAACTGTATTAACTTTGGCGCTCATAGCACCGAATATTGTTGAGATGAAACTAATTTCAAACTCACCTAAGTTTATTTCTTTAACTACAAATACTTTAAACATCATAAAACTTAGTCCGAAGTACGCAGCAGTAAATAGTGTTGCAAGTACTTTTTGAATAAACGCGTCGTCTTTGTACATATCTCTAGCGCTCTTTCTGTCTTCGACTTCTTTCGCGAAGGCTTCTTTCTCAGCTTCGAGTAATAAGCTCTTGAGTGCAAGCTTGGCTTCATCTCTTTCTTTGTCTGTTGTAATAACTTTATCAAGTATTCCTTCTGCATTATTAACTACTTTACTGAATAAACTACCAATTACATTTCCTATCATCGTTCATTATCTTTTATCATATCATCGATAGACTTATTCATTACCTTATCGGTGTATGATTTGTTATTAAAAAATACACTCTTTACTGAAGTAGGTATA